TATTTTGCGCGTCTGCGCGCGTCGTGGTGGCGCTCTTTGGTATGAGGTCGGTCAATGGAAAGTTCACGCGCTTGCGTTGCGTGCGCGTCGTCTGGCTTGCTTTGAGGATGTGCCGCCCGGAGGCGGCAATTTAGGCGGGGTTTACTCTTTATCGATGTTGTAATCCTTAAAGCGGATCACCTCCATTCCGAGCCAGTCGTTTATCTCTTTGAAACGCTCCTGCAGCGGCGTCAGCTCGTTGCGTACAAACACCCGCGCCACCTTCTCGATATCCCCCATCGAGCCGATGTTTTCAGGCTTGCCGCCCATGAGCTGGAACGGCACGCGGTGCGCATCGAGCAGGTCAGCGGCGCTCACTTTTTTGATGTTGAAAAAATCATCCTTTGTGGCGACTTCACTCAACGGCACAATCTTAATACCATCCGGTTTCCCGTTCGGAGCGTAGAAAAACAGGTTTTTGAAATTCCCGAGCCCTTTCGAGTCACGCATTGCGGAGCGCAGCGACTCAACGTCGGTACTGCTCTGCGCCGCGTCGGTGACGTACATGATGTACCCCGCGTGCGCGCCGTTCTGGTAATACTTGCGACGAAACAGCGTGGCGGATTCATTCAGCCAGGCGGAATTAAGCGCGCTCAGGTATTCCGGCATCCCGTAAAGCTCCTGATTGATGTCGGGCTCAAGCAAATGGAACACCGAGCCGGGGGAGAACTGGTGCGGGTGAGTGTAGTCCGACACATACCAGTAAACGCCATCCTCGACACCACGTCGGGTGTATTTGGCCGGTGAGGTTTCCAGCTTAAAGAACTGACCGGTCACGCTCATGCGTTTTTCAAGATAACCATTAGCAAAGACCAGATAATCGAGCACAAGGCGGCTGAAGTCCTGACGTGACAGCAACGGGTGCGGAATGTAGGTGCTCGTCAGGATATTGCGCTTCACATAAATCGGGGAGCTATGGTGTACGGCGGCGCGCAGGCTTTTTGCCAGCCCCGAGAAGTTGACCGGCGGCTCGTACCATTTGCCGTTATTGATGCACTCGACATAATCGAGAATGTCGCGGCGATCCAGAACGGGTGACGGTTCGCCAAAAGTGAACGCCTCCATTTTCTGTGATGCGCCGGCGGTCATGGTTGATGTCTGCTTTGACTGGTTTTTATGTCGTTTTTTCATGTTAGTTAATATCCAGAATTGAGGTGGAGTGCATACCGCTACCGGCGGAAAGCGGTTCGTTTAACAGGGCGTGCATGGTCGCCCACGCAATATCCGCGTGACTGGCTTCCTCGCTGCGGCTGGCTTCATAGGTGGCGCTACGGCCGCTGCTGGTCATGGTTTTGCGGATAGCCATAAATGACTGCGTGATGTCTGTTGCACCGGCGTCGTATTCCAGACACCCGCGGCGAATGGTGTCTTTCGCTTTCAGCACCATTGCGGTTTTCATTTCCGGCGTGTAACGGATGGCGCGCGCGGCCGGGAAGAATGAGCGCACCAACTGGTAAACACCCTGGCCGATGCCGGTCGCATCGATGCCGATATAGTCGACGGTGTATTTTTCAGTCAGCGCCCGGATGGCCTCGGCCTGCGCGGCAAAGTCCATGCCTTTCCACTGGTGACGCTCAAGGATGCGGAACTTGCCACCGGCAACCAGTGGCGGAGCCAGTACCGCACAGCCTGCGCTGTCGCCGGTGTGTGACGGGTCGTAGCCAATCCAGACCGGACGCCAGTTAAACGGACGGTCAGCGAACGGCTCGAAGTCCTCCCATTCTTCCATCGCATCGACCATGCAGCGCTGCAGTTCCTCGAACGGGAATACCGACGCCTTATCGTCGACGAACTCGCACATAAACAGGTTACGGAAGTCATCCGCGCTGTTTTCCTGCTTAAGCTGGTCGAGGTTAAACAGGGTGCAGCCACCGGCGAGCGCGTCCTCAATGGTAACAATCTGCCGCCACTGGCCATCCCCGCATAACATGCCACCGGCAAGCGCCTGATGACTGATATCGATGTCGACACGTTCGTCGCGGTTACTGCGGCCACGGTTAAACAGCTCGCCTGACCAGAACGGGTAAGCGCCGTGCGCCAGCGTGGAAGGGGTTGAGAAATAGGTGGTGCGCAGGTGTGACTGCGAGGCCATGCCCGAGGCGACTTTGCGCAACTTCTGGAAATTGGGGATCCAGAAAATTTCGTCGACGTACAGGTCGCCGTTGTGGCTCTGCGCGGTGTTGGAATTGGTACCGAGGAAAATCAGCTCTGCGCCGTTGTTGCCGATGACAATCGGGTCGCCTGACAGGTCTACATCAACCAGACGGGCAAAGGCGATAATGTACTTACGGAACACGTAAGCCTGCGTTTTACTCGCAGACAAAAAAATCTGGTTTTGCCCGGTCTTAAGGGCGCGCAGGAGCGACTCACGCGCAAAGTAGAATGTCGCGCCAATCTGTCGGGATTTCAGGATGTGGCGGATGCGGTGCTCTAACCCTGCTTTATGCCAGCGGAGCTGATACTCAAACGACTGGTCGAAGAAAATCTCTTCCAGCTTCTCGATAGCCTCATCACTGAAATAATTGCGTTTCGGCTTTTTGCGATCCCCTTTGTTACGGCTGGCAATGTTGGGGTTTAAATCCACCTCGTTACCGGTCTGGCCGTAGCGGTTAACGCGCGCGAGCCGCTCCATCTGGCGCGACAGAAAATCAGCGACTTTGAAGTCATGCGCGGTCAGGTCTGGCTTTGCGTAGAGCTGAATAAGCCGCGCCTCTAACGTGGATTCCACGCGGTTAATTGGCGCGGTTTCTTCCCATCCATCGCGCTGTTTCCAGCTCTGCACGGTCGGGCGCTTGAGCTGCAGCATGTCGCAGATTTGCGGGACGGCGAACCCCTGCCAGTACAACAGCCGCGCCTGTCGTCGCGGGTCATTTAACAGAGAAAGGTCAGTTGAAATAGTCATGCTTGCCTCGTTTTTGGTGTTACGTGGCAAGGCTAAGGAAATAGGGGGTTATTAGCGCTAAGTGCCTGTTGTATCAGATCTAACAGGAGCGCAAACGGTGGCTGATGCGGGGCAGAGCCGGGAAACTAAACCCGACCCGAAAACCCAACATCAGGACACCTGAACAATGGCAAAAAAAGTTTCTAAATGGTTTCGCATCGGCGTCGAGGGTGACACCTGCGATGGCCGTGTCATCAGCGGCGATGATATTCAGGAAATGGCCGACACGTTCGACCCGCGCGTCTATGGCTGCCGCATTAACCTCGAACATATCCGGGGTCTGTTGCCTGACAGCCTGTTTAAACGTTATGGCGATGTAACCGCGCTTAAGGCTGAGATTATCAATGATGACTCTGCGCTAAACGGCAAAAAGGCGCTGTTTGCCAAAATTGCCCCGCTCGATGAGCTGGTCAGCATGGTGCGTGCCGGGCAGAAGGTTTACACCTCAATGGAGATCCGCCCGAACTTCTCGAACAGCGGCAAGTGCTACCTCATCGGGCTGGCCGTCACTGATGACCCGGCAAGCCTCGGCACGGAATACCTCGAATTCTGCAGCCGCGCCACGCAAAACCCGCTCGCCGGTAAAAAAGACCAACCGGATGACCTTTTCTCTGTCGCCACACTGGCTGAGCTGGAGTTTGAGGACGTTCCCGACACCATGCTCAACAGCCTGACCGACAAGGTTAAAGCCATTTTTGGCCGCAAGCAGGCCAGCGATGACGCACGTTTCGCTGATGTGCATGAGGCGGTGACCACCGTCACCGAGCAGGTGCAAACCAACCTCACCGCCACCGACCAGCGCGTCACCGAGCTGGAGACCGCTTTTGCACAGCTTAAGCAGGACTTGACCAGCAAAGTCGATGAAAACGCGCAGGCGTTTACCTCCCTGAAAAGCACCCTCGATAACACCGAAAGCCAGCGCCAGCCACGCCGCGAGCTTTCAAAAGGCGGCACGGGCGACGAGCTGCTGACCAACTGCTGATAAACCGCCGGGCGTGATGCCCGGCCAGATACCTATTACCCAAACAGGAATAACCATGCGTAAAGATACCCGCTTCAAATTTAATGCCTACCTGTCCCGCGTCGCGGAGCTGAACGGTATTTCCACCGATGATGTGGCGAAGAAATTCACCGTCGAGCCATCGGTCACGCAAACCCTGATGAACACCCTGCAGATGTCATCCGCGTTTCTGACCAAAATCAACATCGTGCCGGTCGACGAGCTGAAAGGCGAAAAAGTCGGGGTCGGTGTTAACGGTACGATTGCGAGCACCGCCGACACCGCCGGTGATGATGAGCGCAAAACTGCTGATTTTACTGCGCTGGAGTCACATAAATATGAATGTGACCAGATTAACTTTGACTTCCATATCCGCTACAAACAGCTTGATCTGTGGGCGCGATTCCAGGACTTCCAGACCCGTATCCGTGACGCCATCATCAAACGTCAGTCCCTCGATTTCATCATGGCCGGTTTCAACGGCATCGAGCGCGCGGCGACGTCTGACCGTAAAAAAAATCCACTACTGCAGGACGTGGCGACCGGCTGGCTGCAGAAGTACCGCAACGAAGCACCTGCGCGCGTGATGTCCAAAATCACCGATGAGGAAGGGGCTGTTATTTCCGAAGTGATCCGCGTGGGTAAAAACGGCGATTATGCGAACCTCGACGCGCTGGTTATGGATGCCACCGGCAATCTGATTGACGAGATTTATCAGGATGACCCGGAGCTGGTTGTCATCACCGGCCGTAAGCTGATGGCGGATAAATATTTCCCTATCGTCAACAAAGAGCAGGAAAACACCGAGTCGCTGGCCGCTGACATCATCATCAGCCAGAAACGCATCGGCAACCTGCCTGCCGTGCGCGTGCCTTACTTCCCGGCCAATGCCCTGATGGTGACGCGTCTCGATAACCTGTCTATCTACTTCATGGATGACGCGCATCGCCGCAGCATCATCGAAAACCCGAATGACGCAGTGAT